ACTATTTGACATAACAAATGAAAGAAAATTTTTATGCTATACTCTCGAAGATGAGAGCCGCGAAGAAAAAGTGTGGGGAGAAACTTGTATACCTGAAGGAGAGTATTGTATCGGTCTTCGAACTACTGGTGGGTTCCATTCCAAATACTCTAAAAGGTTTAATGACATTCATATGGGGATGCTTCACGTACTTGATGTACCTAATTTTAAATATATTCTTATTCATTGCGGCAATACTGACGAAGATACTGCTGGATGCTTGCTATTGGGTGATTCGCAAGAAAACAACAACATCAAAGAAAACGGATTCATCGGGAGGTCTACGCAAGCATACTTTAGAGTCTACAAAAAAATCGCCAAAGCGGTCAAAGAAGAAGAAGAAGTAACTATTGTTTATAGGGACTTTTCTAAGTCTCTTATATTAGACTCTACAGCTATTTAGATTCAAACTCTCTATAAACTTTCTGTACAAGTAGTCTTGCTTTCTGAGTTAGAGCGTATCTAACTCTATAGTTCATCTTTGTTTCCTCTCTAAATAAATGATCCTCATACGTTTGAGACGGAGTAAGCTTATCAAAATGTTTGTATAGATAACCCTTATTAACTAAAGGGAATATAAATCTATTCTGCGTATTGTTTTTATTCATGCTTAGGTTTTCAGCGGCATATTTTATCGTAAAGAACTGAAGGTCATACCCCCAAAGTAGAAATTCTACCATTGAAAAAGATATGTCATACTCCTTGTTAACAAAATGTTTAACAACCTTTAGTTTCTTTAGGTAATTTCTTCGTAAATATTTCTTATCTTGCGGAGAGAATTCTCTGAATAATCTTTTTTTAGGAACTTTACTTCTAGGCATTTACATAAATTATAATCATGAAAGATATAGCATTTTTATTAGAAATCCAAAAGTTAGCTGTGCAAATGGATAATCTTGTTGAGGAGTACGACATGAGAGATAGGTTTGTGTCTGTATTAGTTTCTGGCTTTATAAACGAAGAAGAGGACGGGACCATAAAAATGAATGCTATTTATAGTTATCATATAGATAGCTTTATGGAATTGTCTGAAATATTAGATTTTATAGATAATACATATGAAGAAGAAACTGACGATCCTGACGCTTTTCAGGATTTCAATGAAGATATGGACAGCCTCTTAGGTGACTTAGGTATAGATACTGAATAAAATGGAAGGAATTATTAGAAAAATTGTGGTCGGAAGAGACCCCAAAGACGGCATGGCTTATTATATAGGTATGAGGGCTGGTGCTAACAAAGTAAGTACAATAGTACAAGACGACAGGTACTTGTCTAAATATGGCAAAAATAGATACCTTGTGTATATGCAGGATGAAGAAGGAATTCAGACTCTGTGGAAGGCTATAGACGGTATGCCGTGCATGTTAGAGTTTGATTGTAATTTTTAAGCTATGAAAACATTTAACCTATTTGTTGTTAAGCTAGAAAGCAGGCTTAAGGACACAATATCTTCAGAAAGTGGTTTTGAGTTATATATAGACCCTAGATTTGACGACTTTAAAAACAGAACAACAGAAGGACCTGTTGTATGCGTTCCGTTTAAATATGATACTGGTGTAGAGGAAGGGGATACCTTATACTTTCATCACCTTGTTGTTATGGGGGGTGATAATAACGGGCAGATATTTACAGAAGAGGATAATACCTATATAGTAAATTACGATCCAGTTCATGCTATTTCGAATCAAGCTATAGCATATAAAAGCCAAAAGGACGGAAAGATAAAATGTCTTACTGGTTGGTGTTTATTAAAACCAGTTGAGCAAAAAGAACTAAGCCTTCAGTCAGATATTATAGAGCTGGTTGATTTAAGTGAGAAACTACCAACTAAAGCAGAGGTTGTATATACGTGTAAGGAGGCTGATGAGCTAGGTATTATACCAGGTAATGTTGTGGGGTTTAAGCAAAATAGAGATTATCGTATAACTATAGACGGGACGGAGTATTACCGCACCCGCGCAGAAGACCTAATGTATGTCGAAATATAAATTTACTACAATAAGCGCATCTCAAAGACTTATGACTAGCATGGAGATAGCTATAGACAATATGATTGAAGAAATCAAAAAGCCTGTTGACCCAGACATTAATGGATCAGCGCGTAAAGCAGAGCTTCAGTCTATCAAGCAGACGGCTACTGATTGTAAAGAGCTCATCATAGAGCGCCAAAGACTAGAACAAATGGTAAAGGACTTAAAAACAAGCGGAGAAATTGGTAATGTAAAGGACTACACTGGAGGTTTCGCTGAAAAATTCTCAAAATAATGGCTTATTTAAATTCAGAAGATCAAGTTAGAGCGGCAAGAAGGCACTATGAGGCGAATAAAAGTGAAATAAAAGCTCGCACAAAAAAAAGAAATAGAAAACAAAGAATAAAAAACAGACGGTATGTTGCTTTCATAAAAGAACTTTCAGAGTGTGTTGATTGCGGTGAAGGAAATCCTATTGTATTAGAATTTGATCACGTCAGAGGTGATAAAAAAATGTGTGTTTCAGATATGAGGAACCAATCCTACTCTATAAAAACTATACAAGAAGAGATTGATAAATGCGAGATCAGGTGTGCAAACTGCCATAGAATAGTAACTCACGAAAGACGATTAGAAAAAAAGAATATTGCAGAGGTAATAGAAGAAATACAAGAGGAGGTAGAGTTTAATCAATTATCTATATGTTTTGGATAGAGATCAATTAGAAAATTTAATTAGTTGTGGATTTTCTCAGAGAGAAATAGCTGAAGGTCTTAGTACTTCTCAAACTAAGGTAGGGCGTTGGCTTAAGAAGTATAACTTATCTACAAACTACAATAAAAGAGAAAATTTACCTGACAGAAAGTTTTGTCCTATTTGTAAGCAGGATAAACCTAATGATAAGTTTTATGAAAGAAAAGGCCGACAATATGGTCTTAGTTCTATGTGTAAGGACTGTAATCTAGAAAACAAATTAAGCAGGCAAAGAAATTTTAAACAAGAGTGCGTTGATTACAAAGGAGGTGAATGCCAGTGCTGTGGGTATAATAGCTGCAACTCAGCCTTAGACTTCCATCATATTGACCCTAAAACGAAGAAGTTTGGTATTGCCAAGGCTAGAAGAACTAAATTAACTGAAGAAATTTTAGAAGAGCTAGATAAATGTATTTTAGTTTGTTCTAATTGCCACAGAGAAATTCATGCGGGTTATATAGATCTAAGTAAGGGAAATATTAGTAACTTGCAAAAGTTATGAAGGTAAAAAAGAAAAGAGACTATAAGAAAGAGTACTTGAAATTCCAGTCTGGAGGAAAGGCTAAGAAATATCGAGCAGCTTTAAATAAGATTAATAGAGATAAAGGTACTTATGGTAACGGAGATGGACTAGATGAGGCTCACTACAGTACTGGGGGTAAGACTAGACCCCAAGCTCAATCTATAAATAGAGCTAACAACAGACCTAAAAAAAGAAATAGCGTATAAGCTATCAATTTAATATATATACAATGAAATATTTTATAATTATAATGTCGGTATTTTTGCTGACATCGTGTTCTATTCAAAACAAACATAGACGCTCTCAGTCAAATGATTACAGCCAGTGCTGGTGTATTGATCCGTGGGTTGGTGGCGCTGAATGGTGTTGCCCAGGCAATCCACCAAGACATATGAATCCTTATAGAAATAAGAAAGGGTACGTAAAAGCTAAATTTTAACGTTATGGCACAGTTTAAATGTGAATGCAACGATAAGGTTGTAGAGAAATTAAGCGTTACAATAAGATATATAAAAGGGGAAGGAGTAGTAAATGATGTCCAGTGTGATAAGTGCGATAAATACATGGAGCTAGCTAACCCTAAATCTGGCGTACCTGGTTTTAGAGCTAATAAATACGGTCAGACGTTTTGAACACACTCCTAGATGTTAAGGAATATGAAGAACCAGCTATTAAGATTTGCCCCAACGGTACGGAAGGTGAGCTTATCGAGCTCGGTGGGTTACTCATTTGTCTTCCAAAAAGGCCGCCGAAGAAAGAAATTTTTGGACATAAAGAATCAAACTCTATGCAAATGTGGAGAAGGGTACCTATGCCGAAGGAACTGTCTCGTATTCGCTCTATGGATGAGTGGGCGGAGATGCCAAGGGAATTTAGAGAGAGGTTTCGTCCATATGTCGAGGAAGAGTTTAGGCGTAGGCGTGAGGGTTTTTGGTTTTATAACAACGGTACAGTTACATATATTACGGGGCGGCATTACATGATGCTTCAGTGGACCAAGCTAGATATTGGTTACCCGTATTTTCTTAACTTTCAGCGTGAGATCTTTTTACACATGGCTGCATGCGAGGCTGACGATCGTTGTATTGGGCAGCTTTATACTAAGTGCCGTCGTTCTGGCTATACTAATATCTGCTCTGCAGTCCTTGTTGACGAAGGTACTCAAGTAAAAGACAAGCTTATGGGTATACAGTCTAAGACTGGTAAAGATGCTCAAGAAAATATATTTATGAAGAAGGTGGTTTATATGTTTAGAAACTATCCGTTCTTTTTTAAACCTATTCAAGACGGTACAACTAATCCTCGTATGGAATTAGCTTTTAGGGAGCCGTCTAAAAGAATAACCAAAAACAATAAAACCTCTCAAATGGGGGAAGCTCTTAATACGGTTATTAATTGGAAAAACACAACTAACAACGCATATGACGGTGAAAAGTTACACTTGTTGTATTTAGATGAAGCAGGAAAATGGGAAAGACCTACAGACATAAGGGACGCATGGAGGATTCAGAGGACGTGTTTGATCGTCGGAAGAAAAATCGTGGGGAAAGCAATGGTGGGAAGCACCGTAAACCCAATGGACAAAGGCGGGAGCCAATACAAAAACCTTTGGGAGAATTCGAATCCTTTGGAGAGGAATGCGAATGGGAGGACTAGAACTGGTCTTTATAGACTTTTTATTCCTGCATATGACTCGTTAGAAGGTTTTTTTGATAAATTTGGCCAGCCAGTTATTGAAGATCCATCAGAGACTATTGAAGGCATTGATGACGAGTATATTTATATAGGGGCCAAAACGTTCTTAAAAAACGAAAGAGCCTCATTAAGAAGTGACGCTTCGGAATTAAACGAAGTAATAAGGCAATTCCCTTTTACAGAGGATGAAGCCTTTAGGGATAGTATAGAAGGAAGTGTGTTTAATGTTGGTCAGATATACGAACAGATAGAACATAACGATGAGTTATTCCCTAATCCAGTAGTTATTGGTAATTTCGTATGGAAGAACGGAGAGAAAGATACTGAAGTCATATTCAACCCAAACCCTCAAGGAAGGTTTAAAATTGCCTGGATGCCTCCAATGGCTTTTAGAAATCAAAAACTAACAGAAAGGGGAAAAAGGATTGCTCCTCATGGAGGTTTTGGTGTAGGTGGTGTCGATTCATATGACTTAGACGCTACGGTTGATGGCAGGGGATCTAAAGGAGCTTTGCATTTATACAATAAGTTTCATATGGAACACCCGTCTAATATGTTTGTTGTTGAGTATGCATCAAGACCTCCTTTAGCTAAAATATTTTATGAGGACGTTCTTATGGCGGCTGTGTTTTATGGGTACCCTATCTTAATCGAGAACAATAAGTACGGTATCGCAAGGTACTTTGAATCAAGAGGTTACGACGGTTACTTAATGGATAGACCTAAACATTTGCTTAGCGCTAGCGGCATGAAGTCTAAGACTAAAGGAATACCTTCTAACTCACAAGATGTAATACAAGCTCATGCTCACGCTATAGAAGCTTACATACACGATCATGTTGGAGTAAATAGAGAAACTGGAGAAATGGGGAAGATGTATTTTAACAAAACATTAGAGGATTGGATAGGCTATAAAATAGACGATAGAACTAAATATGACCTTACTATTAGTTCTGGATTGGCTCTATTAGGAGCTCAAAAATCAAAGCCCAAAAAGGCTTCTAACTTAACTGAACAAAAATTCTTTAGGAGATATCAAGTAATCGGATGATTCACTATATTTGCTAAATAGAAATACCATATCTTAAGGATGTATAATAACGACCCAAAAAGTAAGCAAGGATTTCCAGACCCATTAGAGTCAACGGAAAAAAAAGAGAGTAAGGAGTATGGTATTCAATACGCAAAAGCTATTGAGTCTCAATGGGGGAAAACTACAAATGATTCTTCTTTAGTCGGGAAGCGCAATAAAGTATTTGAAAAATCTAGAGATTACGCTACTGGAGTCCAAGACACAAGTATATATAAGCAGCTACTAAACTCTTTACAACCTAATAAGGGAGATGGCAGTTTGTTAAACATGGACTACACTCCTGTTCCAATTCTACCAAAATTTGTTAGAATCGTGGTTAATAAAATCCTTTCCGTAAATCCATACCCTAATCTAGAAGCTGTAGATCCATTATCTTCTTCTGAAAAGAATGAGAAGAAAAAAAGGATATTAAAGCAGGTTGAGGCTAAGGGTAAGTTATCAGAACTTAAAGAGAAGACTGGTGTTGTTTTAGATATGGACCCAGATAAAATTCCAGACACTTTAGAAGAAGCGGAAATAATGTTTGATACTAACATTAAGTCTGATGGTGAGATATCAGCCCAGCTTGGAACTGAGCTTACTCTTACTTGGAATAATTTTGTAGACAATACGTTTCGTAGATGCGTAAACGACCTAGCTACTCTAGGTATGTGTGTTGTAAAAAGATCTAACGATCCTAACGATGGCATTAAGACTTCTTACGTTGATCCATGTATGTTTATACATAGCAATACAGACGACCCTAATTTTGATGACCTTATATATGCTGGTCACATAAAGAAAATATCTATCCAAGAATTAAAGAGATTAGCTGGAAACGAGCTTACAGAGGAGGATTTTAAAAAAATAGCTGAAAAAGCTAAAGGGAGTAATGGTAATGACTCTAGTAAATACAATACTCAGAGCTACAATAACAAGCTAGGTACATCTTCATATGGTTATGACAACTATATGATTGAGGTTCTAGACTATGAGTTTATTTCTGTTGACGTTATTCACTTTGAAGAAAAAGAAAACCGTCACGGTAATACTGGGTTTTATTTTAAAGGATTTGAATATAAAGAGCCTAAGAATAGTGTATTTGAGCGTACTCCACATAAAATGGATATAGAAACAGTCTATGGGGGTAGTTATGTTTTAGGTTGCGATTACTTATTTGGTTACGGTAAGACTAAGAATGTACCTAAAAATATTCACGATATTTCCAAGGCTAAATTATCTTACTCTGTAACGGCAACCAACCTTAGGAATATGATGCCTAAGTCTATGGTAGATAGCTGTATTGGTTTTGCGGATATGCTTCAGCTTACTCACTTAAAAATTCAGCAATCTATAGCTAAGGCTAAGCCAGATGGATTAATTATAGATATTGAAGGTTTAGAAAACGTGCAGCTAGGTAAAGGTGGAGAATTGCAGCCACTCGATCTTCATGATATATACGAGCAGACTGGTGTATTCTATTACAGAAGCAAAAACCCAGAAGGGGGGTTCCAAAACCCGCCTGTACGAGAGATAGGAAACAGCATAAGAAATATAAACGAGCTTATAGGCCTATACAATCATTACTTAAGGTTGATACAGGATACAACTGGTGTTAACGAGGCTATGGATGCTTCTACTCCTAAAGGAGATGCTTTAGTCGGGGTTCAAGAACAAGCTATAGCCGCTGGCAACAATGCTATATATGATATAACAAATGCTTCTATGACGTTATTCAAGAAGGTTTGTGAGGATATAGTTAAGTGTATTCAAATTATCCCTGAAGAATCTGTTCTTTATAAAGTATATGAAAACGCAATAGGAGACACTAATATGGAGGCTCTTTCTTCCTTTAGGGATCTTCCAATGTATAATTTTGGTGTTGTTGTTGTTAAAGACATGGAGGATAAAGACAAGGCTTTTTTAGAGCAAAACATCCAAATGGCTTTACAACAAAAAGAATTAGACCTAGAGGATGCAATAGCTATTAGAGGCCTTAAAGATATCAATCAGGCTGAAAGGCTTCTTGTTGTTAGGCGTAAAAAGCGAATAGCGTTAATGCAACAGCAGGCACAACAAAGTGCAGAGCAACAATCTCAAGCTCAAGCTGATCTTGCAAAGCAGGAACAAGAAGCTAAGATGTCAGAGCTGCAAACAGCAGCTAAAATAGATTCTCAGAAGATGCAAATGAAAGCAGAAATTGATATGAAGATGGAGCAGATGAAGCATGAGTTTAATAAAGAGATTGAAACAATAAAAGCTAAAGCTACTCTTGGGTTTAAGGAAGACGATAAAGAGTTTAAGGAAAAGCTTGAGGTGTTAAAGGAAAGCAAAAAGGACGATAGGTTAGACCAACAAACTTCAGATCAAAGTAAACTTATTGCACAAAGGCAAGGTAAAAGAGATGAATTGCCTGAGAGTCAAAACAAATTAATCAACGCACTATTAAACGAATAACATGGCTAGTTCAGTAAACTTAGATACATCAGAAGTATTGAATATTACTTGCAAGAAAGGAGATACTTTTTCTCTTACTCTTACGTTAAAGGATTCCTCAGGTACTGCTCTTACTTTATCTACCAGTAATTATGAGTTTCTTATGCAGGTTAAGTCAGAAACTGTTAACAGAAAAACTAGATCAAAATCATCTTCTTTAATATTAGGTACTGCTAGTGCTGCTAAAAAAAATCTAGGTAGAGCTAAAGATCAGGTTAATGTTAGTAGTCAGTTAAGTTTTGAAGTCCCAACAATTGATAATAACGGAAATGTAACTATTGAAGCTTCTGCTAGCACAATGAGTAAGATTTCTTCTGGCAGATATGTATATGATTTGCAATATATATTACCTAGCTCTACTGGTTTAGATACTCATAAGACTGTTCTAATGGGTAACTTTATTGTTACTCCTGACGTATCTGAAGCTTTTGAATAATGAGCGTATCAGTAACTACAACTTCTGGTAATACTATTAGTGTATCCGTTGACGGAAGCAGTTCTGTAAACTTTACAGAGAGTAATTCTACTGTGTCTGTAACTTCACCTACTACGTCATCTGTATCTGTAACTAATAAAGGACCTAAAGGAGATACGGGTGTTACAGGTGCTACAGGAGCTACAGGGGCTACAGGGGCCGCACCAACTACAGTTATTGGGGAGATTTCAATTAACTTTGCCGATGACCTTAATACCAGTAAGGTCTATATGCCTGTCGGCTATCCTCCTTCTGAGCAATCTTCAGGCGTTTCGTCTTCAACAAGTAGAGTTGCTCCGTGTAATTTAAAAGTTCTTAGTTTTAATTTAAGGATTCCAGGAGATTCTGCTTGGAATCCAGCATCGGATGTAACTATGACTATAGGCGTGGAAAAAATAGCTATAGGGGATGGTCATTTTAGCACAGGAAACTGGTCGGTTGTTGAAACAGAAAGCTTTGTTGTGGGTTCAACTAAAGATTTTAATCAATTACATTTTACTTTTGATAATGCAGCTGTAAGCGTGGGTGAAATGTTTTCTATGACTATTGAGTTGGATGTAGATCCTGGGGGGAGTACAAACTGGTTTTGTTCTGCTGTAATTGAATATGACTGGAGCACTAGATACACAGGAGTATCAGTAATACATACATAATATGAAAAAACTATTATTTCTTTTATTATTATTACCAACGGTAATTTTTTCTCAGGACAGTTGGGTAAGAGTATTGCTACAACCTGATCAATACGCAGGTGAAACATCATGGGAGATATATCAAGACTCTACTTTAATAGCTGTAAGTCCTCCATACCAAAGCAACATGTTTCAAGAGGTCGTAGTACCTTTAGATTCAGGTCAATATAACTTTGTTATGTATGATGTTTTTGGCGACGGTATATGCTGTGTTTTTGGCACTGGTTGGTACGGCTTAAGTAATGCTTGTGGGTTAGATATATTTGACTACGAATTTGCTGGTGCATCAACAACAACGCTTTTCAGTGTTGAGCCATGTGCACCACCTGTGTTTGGTTGTACAGATCCACTAGCTTTAAACTATCAACCTTGGGCTAACGTATTAGAAAATTGTGCCTACCCACCTGCTCCATGCGGAGAAGGTGAAACAATGATTATAACTTCTTTGCTTACAGATACGTATGCACAGGAAACATCTTGGAGTATCACTGATACAGCAATTGTTGCTAGTGGAAACGGATACATAGAAGCAGGATTACTTGTTAGCGATTATACCTGCATGACCGTAGGCGATACCATACAGGTTAACGTGTA